TAATGGATTGGGTGGTTTAGTCATCACGCGAGCAGGAAAACGTCGCTTAAAAGGTAAGCTTGAATTAGGCAGTAATATTAAAGTAGGTCGTCAAAAACGATCAGCACGCGAACGCTTTAGTCGTTACACCGTAAAAGCTCAATCTGAAAAGGCATGGACAGACACATCATCAGTTTCAGCCACAGTAGAAGATAAAGCAGTAAAGCGTTATCGACCTAAAATAATTCTTGCTGATAATGCTGTTGATACAGCCTCTTGTAAAGCATTAGCTATCTGGCATAGAAATGTTGCTGCAGCCAAGTCACAAGCGCCTAACTATACCTTTCTAGATTGGTATTTAGACGGCGAATTATTAGAGCCTGGTGTTCTGGTACCAGTTCTAGATCCTTATCTAAAAATCAATCGCGATATGTTGATTGTAACCGTTATTTATATTGTTGATGACCAAGGTTTACGGGCTGAACTAACACTGGCCTTGCCGGATGCCTTTGACCTGACAGAACTGCCAGAAACCAATGATGATGGAGGTGTCTGGTAATGTCTGCAATAGATAAGTTATTGGCACCACTGAAACGTGGTCTGCAGCAAATGCTTAGAGTTAGCACACTAATTAAAGTGGATGATACAGCCAGTATTCAGATGGTTCAGATAGAAACACTATCAGGTGAAATTATTGAAGTGCCACGCATTCAAAACTTTGGCCACTCATCAGTGCCGCTCAAAGGTGCAAAAGGCGTAGTTGCTGCCATAGGAGGAAAAACAAACGGCTATGTATGCGTGGCAATGGATGATGTAAATACACGTGTGACAGGCCTAAAAGATGGTGAATCAATTAGTTATGATGCCTTTGGCCAATACATGCATTTCAAAGAAGATGGAAGAATTGAACAAAAAGCCAATAATGAAGTGACAGTAATTGTGCCTAAATATCGCATTGAGGGCGATTTAGAAGTAACAGGTGAAATACTAGATCGCGCCGATACAAATACCAAAACCATGTCAGATATGCGCTCAATATATGATGACCACGACCACACTGGCGATAGTGGCGGCACAACCAGTAAACCAAATCAGGTGATGTCATGATTGATTTTGTAATCAAAATGATCACTCGAAATGGCCGCCCCACTTTTGTGTTAGAAACCGACCTCCAGGCTATTACGCAAGATGCTGTTTTAGAAACTGCTGTGATTATCTCGTTATTCACAGACAGACAAGCGGACGATGATGACATTATTCCTGATGGTACCAACGATAAGCGCGGTTGGTGGGGTGATTTATTAGCCAGTGTTGTCGGTGACAAAATCGGCTCACGATTGTGGCTGCTCCACCGTGAAAAACAGCTTGAAGAAGTGAGAAAAGATGCAGAAACCTATGCATACGAAGCACTTGAGCATTTATTAGATGATGTCATTGTTAACTCGATCACTATCGTCGCTAGCTTTCCCCGTTCTGAATGGTTGGCTCTGTCAATTGATATTGAAAAGGCAGATGGTCAACTATTAAATCTTAATTATTCTTGGGAGGCTTTTAATGGCGTTTAAACGTCCTTTATTAAGTGAAATACACGCGCGCTTACAGTCAAATATAGATAGCCGCACCGATGGTCAGCCACGGTTACGTCGCTCACCGTTTGGTATTTTAGCGACTGTGGTGGCAGGTGGTATGCACGAAATGTATGGCTATCAAGCCTACAAGGCACAGCAGATATTGCCAGACTCAGCCGATGAAACTCATTTTGAACGCCATGCCAGTATTGAAAACACCACACGCAACCAAGATGCCTACGCTGTTGGTAATCTTGAAGTTACAGGCATTACAGGCTCAATTATAGAAGCAGGCAGAATCCTACAACGTGGTGATGGTGTTGAATACAGCGTCGATGCAGAAGTCAGCATCGCTGCAGGCCAAGCCATAATAGCAGTTACAGCCCTTAAAGCAGGTGCAGAAAGCAATAGCGATGCAGGCGTGGCCTTAACATTTATTGATACCTTGCCAGGCGTAGATAGCCAAGCCTTAGTCGATGCCGATGGAATCAGCAACGGCACCGACATCGAACAGCTAGAAAGCTGGCGCGAACGACATATAGAAATCATCCAAGCACCACCACAAGGCGGTGCTAAACATGACTATATAAAATGGGCTAAAGAAGTCCCTGGCGTTACACGTGCATGGTGTTATTCCAATGAAATGGGCGTTGGTACCACCACGGTTCGATTCGTGCGTGATAACGATCAATCAATTATCCCTGATGCCGCCGAAGTGCAAGCAGTTTATGACCATATAGATGAAGTTCGTCAAACAGGAATGAAAGGTCTTTATATTGTTGCACCAATCGCTGTTCCACTTGATTTGACTATTGCATTAACACCGAATACATCACTCGTTCAAGCAGCTGTAGAAGCTGAAATAGCTGACATGCTATCGCGTGAAGCTCAACCTGAAGACGGCACAGGGTCAGCTACGATAAAAATTAGTCATATTCGTGAAGCTATTAGCATAGCCACTGGTGAAACTGATCATATCTTAGTCAGTCCTGTTGCAGATGTAACTTATAGCGCTGGCGAAATGGCTGTACTAGGTGCGTTCACATGGCAATAAAAATACAGCAATATGTCAATATGCTAATGGCATTAATGCCTCGCGGCTTACTATGGGAGCAACTGCAAGAAGATCTAACCTTTGTCGGCATAGTTGAATCAGTAGCTGAAGAATTCGCTTTGCTCGATGCTCGTGAAGACGACTTATTAGATGAAGCTGATCCAAGAACAACCTATGAAATGCTTCCCGAATGGGAAACAGCATACAAATTGCCTGATCCATGTGTAGATGAACCATTAACCATTGAGCTACGCCAAAAAACATTAGTGACAAAAGTGACTAATAAAGGTGGCCAGTCACGGCAATTCTTTATCGATCTAGCTAAAAATTTGGGCTACGACATCACCATCACTGAGTTTTCAAGATGGACGGTTGCTGACCGTGTTGACAAGCCATTGTTAGGTGAAGATTGGAACTTTGCATGGCAAGTTAACGCACCTAGCGAAACGGTCACTTATTGGACGGCTCGAAGTCGGGTTGATGAGCCTTTAGCTACTTGGGGTAACAAGCGGCTTGAATGTGCTTTGACTCGGCTAAAACCAGATCATACAACACTTATATTTTCCTACGGAGGATAATCATGGAACCACGAAACTATGAAGCAGATGCATCTGCAACCCCACCAGAACCGCCAGAGTCGCCATCATATGGCTTTCCAACTGATGGTAATCCATTAACAGGTACACCAGCAACATGGCCAGGTGCGCATTGGATTTATAAATTTGGTGAAGAAATTCGTAATTTCATTGTCAATACAAACCAAACTCCAAACGATAATGAGTTAGACCAACTTTGGAAAGGGGCCCAAAGCTTACCTGATGCAGATGCAATCGGACAAATCGGTATTAGCATGGGTAGCACTATACCCGCTAAAGCACTGGTTCCCGCAGAGCAAGAATTAATCCGTGCAAACTATCCAGATCTATGGGCGTGGGTGCAACTGCAAAGCAATCTTATTGCTCAAGCCACTAAAGACGGAGATCCCATTGCCTACAGTGCTTATTGGGGTGATGGCGATGGAGCTACGACATTCACAATGCCAAATCTGCAAGGATTACATGTGCGTTCATTTGATAACAGTCGTGGGCTGGCAGATGGACAAGTCTTGTTTGAATATATTCCAGATGAAAACAAAAGTCACACTCATTCTCAAGCTGCGGTATCAGGAATAGGATACACCTCTGGCAGCGGCGGTGAGCGCGGTTGGAGAACGACTGACCCTTTTACAGATCAAGGTCTATTAGATACGCAAGGCGGGCCTGAAAATACGGTTAAATCTGTGTTCTTACTGTTTTACATTTACGTGTTGAAATAAGGATTAATTATGACAACTATTTATCAATCAGATCCATTGAATAAAGCATATATCGGTAGCCGAGACGCTACTTCACATGATTATGATCTTGTTAAAAAAGATATGGTGCTAACAGGTCGTATGACCACCTTAATTGCCCCGCCTGAAACAGCTGAAAATCAAGTCGCTGTTTTAATATCAAAAGATACCTGGGCAATTGTTGACGATTATCGCGGCTATATAGGTTATGACGCGGCTGGCGTTAAGCAAACGATAACAGAAATTAATGTGGTTCCCGATCCGTCCTGGACAGTAGAAAAGCCATTTATTCTAGCTAACGCCAAAGCAAAAAAAATCGCAGAGATAGACACGCAAACGAGAGCAGCGATTACAGCAGGTTTTAAATCATCAGCATTAGGGGCTGAGTATCTCTATCAATCTGAAGTAGAAGACCAACTCAATTTATCAGGGGTTACAGCCAGTGGCTCAGATTGGCCGTTTAAATGCAGCCCAGACGATGGTGCAACATGGGCATATCTGGCACATACTGCAGCACAACTTCAACAAGTCACTAATGACGGCATCAATCATAAACTCACTCAACTGCAAGCGGGTGGAATACGCAAAGCACAGGTAGATGCATTAGTCGAAGGTGCAATACAAGCAGACCTGGATGCAATCTAATGAAGCAATTCCTTATTTCATTAGATCAAACGATAAATACGTGCTGCTTTGATACATCAAAAGGCAAACGTAGATGGGGTTTTGCTGACGAAACCCTATCAGCAAGAGCTTACAGACTCAGAAATAAAGGCTGGCAGCGACAATATCGACTAATCAACAAGCTGTTTTTTAATACTGAAGATCATTGCAAAGATTCATACGAAAGCGAAGAGAAACGGAGACAACTACCACCAGAATACAGACCGACAGACCTGTAAAAAAGAAAGAGATAGCGACTAGCCAGTGCTACCAACACTGGCCAGCCGTCAACCCACAGAAAAACACTCTGTGAGCTAACCCAAGGCTACCCCACTGTGACGCCACAGCGGAACAAGCCTATCACAAACCAGCGTGAGGCTCACATGCAAGAAATAAGATGCAACTGCGGCAGACTACTAGCCAAAGCTATATATATAAGTATAGAAATCAAGTGTCCAAGATGTAAGGCACTAAATTATATGAAGGTCACCGAACCTCATACCCAAGCACCACGAGTGCCAGAACAAGGACAAACTCGTGGAAAAACTACAAACAAAAACACTGACGCTCGTTAATGCAGACTGCCTGCAACTGCTAAAAACACTAGAGGATGACAGTATCGACCTGATTGCCACTGACCCGCCATATTACAAAGTAGTTGATGCTGAATGGGACAAGCAATGGCAAACAGAACAAGACTTTTTCAACTGGCTCAATACTGTCATGATTGAACTTTCCAGAGTGCTCAAACCCAATGGATCTATCTACTTATTTGCAGGGCCACACTTAGCAACAAAAGTAGAATTATTAATGAGTGAACACTTTGAGATATTAAATCATTTATATTGGGCAAAACCATCAGGGCGCTGGAATCTAAATAGAAAGGAAGATTTGAGGCGCTACTTTCCTAAAACAGAACACATTATCTTTGCAGAAAGTAAAAAGAAAGCATCATTCGGCTATGAACCAATACGTGCTCACCTTCACCAAGCTATCATCGATGCAGGTATAACTCAAAAGCAAGTTGATGCAGCATGTGGAACCAAAATGTCTGGCCACTGGTTTGGCAAAAGCCAATGGTCGATGGTGCCAGAAAAGCATTACAAAACCATCAAGAAGCTAGTGTGCAAAAAAGCCACGCTAAAACCCTACAAACAGCTATATAAAGAGTACAGACAACTACGCGAACAAAGCAACGCAGCAAGACGAATATTCAACGTAACAAAACACGTACCACACACCAACGTTTGGGCGTACAAATCAGTGCAATACTACCCTGGCAAACACCCATGTGAAAAACCACTAGAAATGATGAAAGACATCATTAACGCCAGCTCACTTCCTGGACAAATAGTACTAGACATATTTGTAGGTGGAGGCAGCACCCCAGTAGCATGCATAGAAACAGGAAGAACGTTCATCGGCTCAGAGTTAGGAGAGCAAGAATACCAAGGAGCAAAACAACGAATCACACAATCGTTAAACAATATTTAAAACACCTTTAAATAACTGTTTAAGGCTCCAAGCCTGAACTGGTGATACAATCCAATAAACAACTAATATAGGAGTCACTATGTCAGGTTATGTTGAACTTGAACACGATGGAAAGCTTTATATAACGGAGTATCACGTAACAGAAGGTGTGCTCACTGTGTATGGACATACAGGCAGTGAGTTCACCGCTTTAAATGGTATGACTGAAGAACGGTGCGCCCAGATGCTATTAAAGCGACTTATTGAGCGTGGAGAGATAGATCCTGAACTCGACTAAGATCGCAATTCAAATGTCTAGTGATCGCAATTCATGTGGCGGCCTACATTCGGCGTGGAGGGCAGTGGATGAGTCATGCCATAGGGCTTCGTAGTGCTAAACGTCAAAAACATGCTATTACGGCGCTCTCGGGTGCTGGTACAGGTTTTAGGCTTGTTCTTGATAATCAAAACCTAACAAAAAAATCAAAATCACTTCAGCCACAAAAAGCCGTGGCTTACGTTGGGACTGCCAAAAAGCGGCAGCCCCTTATTTAGATCGTTATAGCAAGTAGATCGTCATGCCATACTTTTTCATATTTTTGATATTGGTTTTAGCCGCTTTAAGAATTTTCTCAAAAAGGAAATTCACAAGGTTTTTACAGCTGTTAAAAGAACAATATCCGGAAA